ATTTTGGCGCGGGCGACGAGGCGATGAATCTCCAACCAAAGCTGAGTCTGAACCTGGCGGAGAGTGGGCGCGGTGGTCAACACGATCCAATCCTCATAGCGCGCCAACCACCACAGTACGGCTACCGCTAAGGTGAAGGTCTTGCCTACTCCGTGGCAGGCCTTGACGGCGGTTCGGCGCTGGGTCTGGATCGAGCGCAGGATTTCGACCTCCCGTTCCCAGAGCTCCACTCCAAGAACCTGGGTTGCAAACAGCACCGGGTCGCGGATCAGCTTTTGTGCGTACGCCCGCTGCTTGGCCGTGAGTGCGCGCTTACTCTTCTTCATCGGAGATCGGTCCTATCTCGTTGAGTAGCTGCACCAAGGTCAGTGGCTTGCCGTCCTTGCCGGTCAGCTCGTGCTTTTGTGGCTTAGCGTAGCCGTTGATCCGCGCCGCATGGTCGAGCACCTTGATGCCGACCTCTGCCGCCCTGGGATTGCCCTTACGAATAGCGGGCTGCAGGTTCATGAAGATCTCTTCGGAGCGTGCAGTGTCGAGCTTGCGCAGCTCTTCGACTTCGAGCGACGGCTCCCTGGCGATGGCCCTCTTGAAGGCCTTGTGGCAGGCCTGCCTGCTGATCTTGAAATCGCAAGGCAGGGCCACACCGTCGGGCATCGGGGTCATCGCCGTCGCCTGGCCGCGGCCGACGCGGGTGATCTGCGCGGCGATGGCGTCGAACGAGAGCCCCATCAGCTTGAGGTGTACCGTCTCCGCCTCAAGCCAGCGCGCCCGCAGAGTTGCCAGCGATACCACCACCGCCTGCCTCGCATTACGCCAGGTACCGTCGGGTTGACGCTTCATCATCGGTCGACTCGCTCCGGCTTGAGCCCCAGCATCGAAAGCCGCTCGAGGGTGACCGCCACGTAGCCGGCGTCGAGCTCACAGCCGTGGCCGATGCGTCCGAGTTGATGCGCGGCGAGGATGGTTGAACCGCTGCCGTTAAACGGATCGTAGACGAGCTCGCCAGGCCGGCTGCTATTGGCCACCATGCGAGCGATCAGCTCGACTGGCTTGGTGGTCGGATGTAGCTCGCTGACTGTCGGCCGGTCGACTTCAAACACGGAATCCTGGGTGCGGTCGTCGGTGAAATAGTGCGGGCCGTTTTCGAGCCATCCGTAGATCACCGGTTCGTGCCGGTAATGATAGTCGCTGCGGCCCAACACGAACGCCTGCTTGATCCAAACCAAAGAGTGCCTGTAGCTGAAGCCGCCTTTCTCCATCGCCGCGATGAACACCGGCAGCAATGGTCCGGCCGGCACGCTGGCGTACAATGCGGCGCCCTGCTCGGCGTATGGCAATGCATTGGCCAACGCTCCTGAGAACAGCGCTCCGACTTCTTCGGGCGTGAGGCTGTCGTTTTCGATCGGCTTGCGGCGCTTCTGGGCGCCGTGACGCTCCATCCAGGCGGTCTTATCAGCGTAGCTGACCCCGTAGGGGGGATCTGTCCAGATCATGCGCACGCGGGGCTGGCCGTTCGGCCACAGGCGTGCGACAACCGCTCCGTCGTTGCAGTCGCCGCAGATGATGCGGTGCGAGCCGATCTGCCAGAGCTGGTCGCGCTCAGTGCCCCACTTGGCCTTGAACTCCTCGGCCTTCTCGGGCGAAACCTCGACCTCGTCAACCTCATGCGGATGCACTATCTGCCACAGCCGGTCCCCGGCAGTGCGCTTGAGGAGTTCCTCCACCGCGCCACTGTCAGTCCGCACCGTCGCGAGCAGCGCCTTGATCCGCTCCGCATCCGACTCGGCCATGGCGGCGAGCGGATCGAGCGTCAGCAGGATCTTGTCGGCCTCCTCTTCAGTGACGTCGAGCACCAGCACGGGCACTACGGCATCAGGCGTAGTTTCCGCGCGCAGATGGCCGTCGATGAGCATGAGTCGGCCGTCCGGCAACTCCCTGGCCAGCAGCGCGTCGGCATAGCCGATTTCAGCCAGCAGGCCGCGCAGTGCGTCTACTTGTGCCTTGGGATGCCGACGCCAGTTCTTGGGATTGGGCAGCAGCTCCTTGGCCGCGACCCGGCGCAGCTCTCGGATTCGGTCCCGAATCTGGATGCGATCAAATGCGCCGACGCTAGTCGTTACCGAGACGATCTGACTACTACCTCCGCCAGCTTCCAGTTTTTCTGGCGAGGTAGCGGCGTGTCAAAATGACAAAAACAGAGACCGGGACGGGATTTTAGTCACCCCGACGAACGGGACCGTTCACGACCACGTCCTGAATAGGATCTAGATGAAAGCGGATTGTCAGCAGTCGATGCGGCCTTCGCCAAGACCCCGATGACGCCCGCTTATGGATCCTGCCCCTTAATGGTCGCTTGGACCCGCTCGCGCATTCGCATGCGGGTTATACTGGCCGCTGAAACTTTGCGCCCACAAACCACCTTCAAAAGTTCGCCGAGAATCTCATCGGTTTCTTCGCGCGACAGCGAGCGAGCCGTTCTCTGGGAGAACTGCGCGGGCGGAACAAAATTGTGCATATTTCGGCGAATCGCCCTAGCAATGGTATCCTTGGGACGGCCGCGTCGGCCTTTTGAGGCTAAGTGCTGCAATTCGCTCTGTAAGCTATCGAGCGATGAAACGAGTTGCTCGGGTACCCAACAGAGATCTCCGAGGGCACGACAAAGCGCGGTCAAACGTGTAAGCGCGTGCTTCGCGCGCGCACCTTTGAGCTCATTGCGGAGCGCGAAGCAACGATGACGCCAGCATGACTCCTCGAAACGCTGGCGTCGCCCAGCGTCAAAACCATCAATTCGTGTAAAGCGTATATAACCTGAATTGGCACGAAGCTTTTGAAGAAATTGCTCCCTGGCCTGGCTGCGTGCCTTTTCGATCACGGCCGAGTTTCGTTCCACCTCGGATGGGCCAGGCGCTCTCGCTGCCCTCTTCCGGTTGGGGTCCTTTCTAACCTTCAGCATCGGTGGTGTCCCCTTGCCGCCCCCCAGGGATTGCGTTGCCTACGACGAAGCGTTACGCCGCCTTTACACCGCGGCAGATCCACCATATCTGGTAATGACTCGATCGTCTTCTATAGTCATCCATTTAGCGTCACGCTGGACCGCCAGGTCGCCTCAATTGAGCGGGTGCCTATTGCTCGAAGCGATGTTGACAATACGTGCTGACTAGGCGTTACCGAGAGCGTCATCCGAAGATCGAGGGCTGGAGGGCCGAGCCGCTCAGCCGCGCTACCGCACGAGTGGCACACCACGCTGGGCCCGAATCTCAAAGTGCGCCAGATGCGCAGGCGCGAGGGATAGTAAACAAGTAGGCAGTGCTTTCGCAGAAATCCTGATGGCGGGCTATCTGCGGCTGGTCTTTCCGAGTGCGAGAACAGGGGGGCTGGGTGATCCGAGATCCATTCGATGGGAATGCGGAAAGGTTACCAGCTGTTTTCGCACTCCCGACAAGTCGACCAATGGGTTGAGCGGCACTGCGCCGGTGGCATGGGCGAGTGCCTGGGCGGCGTCGGCGAGGCGGTGGCTGGCGGCGATCGGAATCTCAAGCTGGCCGTCCCCGAGTTGCTGCGCGAGTTTGCGCAGCTGTCTCCGTCCGCGCGGACGTAGCTGCTGGAACGTGATGCCGCGCTGCTGGCTGGGCGGCTCTGGGGTGATGGTCGCAAGCCGCTCTCCATCGACGACCGCACGGATCGCGCTGGCGGCACCGTCGCGTGCCGCGTTGACGGCGGAGGCCACTCCGTGGCCTCCCGTTATCGCTGACCCGTTCGGGCCATTCTTGATCGTGGTAGTCGATACGCCCCCAGCGCGCTTACACGCCGATGGCTTGCGGGGCCTGCCGTCGCGATGACCTGGGCGCCGCGCAACAAGCCAAAGGCGACCAGCAGGCCGCCGGTGACTCCGCCGGATCCGTGGATTAGGAACTGCTCACCGGCGCGAATGTTCAGCGCGTCGAGAACTTGTTCCAGGAAATTAATATCCATTCCTACCAGTTGCGGGTTCGTCCCGTCATACATTCGGGAATCATTTGCCTTAAGGCTGCGGGACTCGTTCCCGGCGGTGATTTCATCTCCAGCACCATAATAGCAATGATG